GTGAAATTATTCAGATTCTCTAAAGTAAAAATTGCAGAACTGCCAACGCCGGAACATGGACAGGTCGAATATGGTGATACGGAGGTTAACGGGCTGCGTGTCCGTGTAGGTTCGTCTGGTGTGAAAAGTTTCTGCATTTCCCGTAAGCGTAACGGAAAATTTATTCGTGCAACGCTGGGGCGTTTTCCTGATCTGAGCGTGGATAATGCCAGGGCTAAAGCTATGGAACTCCTTGGCGAAGTCGCCACAACGGGGATAAATCCGAACATAGCAAAGCGCACTAACAACAAGGCCATGATAACGCTGAGTGAGGCGATTGACGCCTACGTAAAAAATCGTGGCCACCGCCTGAAACCCGCCACAGAAAAACAGTACCGCAGCATATTACAGAATTATTCCGGTGACTGGATGGCCCATACCCTCGCCAGTATTTCCCGCGAACGGGTGGAACAACGGCATAAGGCCATCACTGATGGGGCTGTATGGTTCGGTGCTGATAAAACCACGTTACGGGCTGGGGTTGGTACAGGAAGCAAGGCACAGGCCGATTTATGGGCGCGTGCGCTACGTGCTGTGTGTCGGTTTGCGCATGATCATTACCGTGATGATGCGGGTAATACTCTTTTACCGGATCCGCCGACTCTGGTACTGAGCACCAAGCGCCAGTGGCACGGAACGGTAAGAAAAACGGAACGTATCCGCCTGCATGATTTTCCCCGCTGGTTTGCTGCTGTAGCTGCTGTGCGCGACCAGGGCGAACAGGAAAGGGATGATATAGCTGTTACGGTATGTGATGCCGTGGAAATGGCACTGTTTACCGGACTGAGGAAATCAGAAGTTTTTGGCCTTACGTGGGATCGCGTGAATATGGGCGGTCGCTTTTTCTGGATAGACACCACGAAAAACGGGGATCCGCTCGAATTACCGATCACTGATACGTTGCGGAAAATGTTTCTTCGCAGGCTAAACAACAAAGCTGCTGATGATGTGCTGGTGTTTCCTGGCGTGAAGGGAGTGATTCAGGAGACACGGCACATCATAGACCGGATAAGCGCGGCTACCATTCCTGAGGCGAACGATGAAATGCTCTTCCCTGTCCCGTTTAAGTGGCACGACGCACGCCGGACGTTCGGAACGGTTGCTGAGCTGGTGGGCGTGGGTAATTACATCCTCAAGCGCCTGATGAATCACCGCACTATGCGAAGTGCCGACGTAACGCAGGGGTATTTACATTTCGGTGCTGATGAACTGCTGGAGCCTGCATCACGGATAGAACGGGCAATTCTGGAACATGCCGGGCTAGTTGAGAGTAAAAAATCTATCGATACGCAATTGCTTTCTGTACTGGAGAGTATGAGTGACAGTGAGAAACGCGCATTACTATTTAGTATCGTTAATTCAAATGGTGGTTTGAATGTCAGAAAATAAAATCATTGCTGCAATTGAATTTGACCATAATGATGCGAAGGATATTAATACTATTGCAGATTATATTAGAGATGAGCTGGCGTCTGCTTTTGTAAAAAAAATGATATGCGATATGGCAAATATCACGCCATCTAAAATGTCTCTGGAGGAGAGATTATCATTATCGTCAGAGATAGAAAATAAGGATTTAAAGGTTAATATTTCTGTATGTGCTGGGTATGGTGATGATATTGATAAAAAATTTAATAGTGTATATTCAGAATTCAATGATGTTTTGAAAGCTGCTATTATATTTGAAGTTCTTGGTTTCAACAGACTGGCAGACCAGTTACGTGAAAGATATGCGGTTTTAGTGTCGGAGAGTTTATTAAAATCAGTACGTGATATAGCTAATGTAAAGAAAATTATCAGTGAAGACCGTAGTAAAGCAAAGAAAGGAAAAACAAACAGGCATAAATCAACAGCGTTATCTATAGCTTGTAACACTTGGAAAAAATACCCTAATGCCAGTTTACCCGGGCTATCCGCAGAGATATACGCGCACTTACGCAATAAATGGAATGATGTCCCTGTAGTTGGGACTATAGAGAGATGGCTTAAGGAGTCGGGGATGAATCCAAAATCCCCGCAAAAAAACAGGGATTTTAAGTTAGTTATTGGAGACAAAGAATAAATCCAGTTTTATCCCCTGTAATCCAGATTTCAGTCAGGTAAACCAGATATGCGATTTTGTATCTGGTTTTCCTGTCTTCAAGAGTTCCCTGTCGCTAAATAACGTATACCTGTTCTTAATCAGAAGTATACGGTGATACTCATGCATTTAGAAAAGATGACCCGCAAAGAAGCTGCCGAGCATTTGGGGGTAAGTGTCCAGACTCTTGCTAACTGGGCGTGTACTGGCAAGGTAAAAATCCCTTTTCATAAGCTGGGGCGCAAAGTGCTGTATATGCGCACTGATCTCGATGCTTATCTTGCATCCACTCGCAGAACGCAGACGGTGTAAGGGGGGAGTGATGGCACATAAAACAAAGGCGACCGCAAAAGGGTCGCCAGTGGGAACAAGGGAAAACAAAAGCATCACCAACAATGCCACATTTGCGGCTGGTGGGCAATGTGATCAGTGTGCTGGCTTGCTGGTGGACTATTCCGCTTCTTTGGCCTTGCGGCGCTGGCGGCGTTTGATCTCGCCTCGCATGGCTGTAACGATAAATTGCGCAGTGCTCTCGCCTGTTTCTTTTACTTGCTCCATAGCCTCAACAACTTCATGCGGGGCGCGAGCCTGTAATTTCTGTGATTTGTTATTGATATGGTCTCTTTCCATTTCTGGTTCCCTTTGTGATTACTGGAATCCAGTATACACGAAAAAGACCAAAACAAAACGCTTGAAGTGGATTCCACTTAGTGATTATACTGGAATCCAGTTGAGTGTTTATCACTCAATGCAAACGAGGCTGAAAAGGATTGCCGTCCTTTCGCAGCCTCTGACCACCAACGATAGCAACAGTATCGAGGTAGCTATGAGAAATCATACCACACACCCGCAAGGGCGGGACTTGCACAACCTGAATAAATTCACCTGGCGTTTTATCGCCCTGAGCCCGGCACAACCGCGCGTGATTACCATTGAGGCCACCAGCGAACAGGAAGCACGCCAGCAATCCCCGGCTGGCTGCGTGATGGTATTCGCCGCCCGTATTCGTCAGGGGGTGTTCCATGCCTGACATGACCAATTACCAGTACCTGATTAATCCGCATTTTAACTGTGAGCATGATATTGCTAAAAAAGTTTATTCCGCTGCGGATGGGGCTACTGACAATATATCAATGGGTATTGCGTCAATTGGTAGCCTGATGTGGCATGCGTCAGAAAATAAGGAATATGACGAAAAGACCATGCGCATTGATATGGGTAATATCGGTTTGTTACTGGCAATGCTTGGGAAGTTTGATATTTCGTTACGGTGCACCATTGAAAATGCCACAGATGCATTAAATGCTATAAAGAAAGCGAATACTGATTCAAATCGGGGATAAATAATCATGAGAACTTATTTATCTGGCTTGACTGCCAGCGGTTATGCACACCCCAAAATTATCCCCGGCGCTATTTATCTGGATAAGAACGGTAACAGAGTAACGGTAAAAGAACTGATGTTTGACCGTGTGTATTTTATCCGTGATGGCTATTCATTTCATAGTTCGCTGAACGTGGAGATCTTTATTAGCAGATTCAGGCGGGAAATCCCGCTTTCCAGAAATAACCATGTGTCATGTATCGATGTTGATAAAAAACTACAGGAACTGAAAAACATGATTGCCGCGTGGAGAGAGCAGAAATGAAAAAAGCGCCAAATTTAAAACACCAGCCACGTGACAAAATGACGGAAGTCATCATTTTTGCGGGTAGTGATGCGTGGGCACATGCGAAGCAGTGGCAGGAACAGGACGGGCGACTGGCTGGCGATAACGTGCCACCTGTCTGGCTTGGAGAGCAACAACTTGCCGAACTGGACAACCTGCAAATCGTACCGGACGGACGCTATCGCGTGCGTCTCTATCAGGCGGGGTTATTGAGTCCGGGGCTTGTTAATACCATCGGGCAGAAACTGGCAGTGGCAGGTGTCAGGGATGCTGATTATTACCCTGAAGGAATGCACAGCCAGAAACGGGAGAACTGGCGCGAATATCTGGAACGTGAACGGGCAGAGCAGGCGGAAAAGAAAAAGGTAGTTGAACTGCCTGTAAAGAAAAAAGAGCGGGTAAAAGACGATAACGCTTCATCACTGGCGCTTAACCAGATGGGAGCAAGTCAACGCGGCGAAGTTCTCCTGGCACATTATGGCGGTGAACTGGCGATTCATGCTGACTCTGACACTGTTCACTATTACAACGGCGTTGTATGGGAGCCAGTACAGGATAAAGAATTACAGCGAGCTATGGCACAGATTTTCATTGATGCGGAGATCAGCTATTCGCAGAACGCCATTAAATCGGCGGTCGATACCATGAAGTTAAGTTTGCCTGTAATGGGGAATACAGCCCGTAACCTGATTGGATTCAGTAACGGTGTTTTTGATACCCGGACAGGCGATTTTCGGGAGCATAACAAAAACGACTGGTTGTTAATTGCCAGTGAATTACCTTTCAGCCCACCAGCAGAGGGGGAAACGCTGGCAACACATGCGCCGAATTTCTGGAAGTGGTTACGCCGTTCGGTGGCTGAGAATGACCGCAAGGCGGATCGCGTACTGGCTGCATTATTCATGGTGCTGGCGAACCGGTACGACTGGCAGTTATTCATTGAGGTAACAGGTCCAGGGGGAAGTGGTAAAAGCGTGATGGCGGAGATTTGCACCATGCTGGCGGGTAAGGCCAACACGGTATCGGCAAGCATGAAGGCGCTGGAAGATGCCAGGGAACGCGCGTTAGTGGTTGGCTTTTCGCTGATTATCATGCCGGATATGACCCGTTACGCTGGTGATGGCGCAGGAATTAAGGCCATTACAGGCGGTGACAAGGTGGCAATCGACCCGAAGCATAAAGCCCCCTACTCAACACGCATTCAGGCGGTAGTGCTGGCGGTGAACAATAACGCCATGTCATTCAGTGACCGCAGCGGGGGGATTTCACGTCGTCGGGTGATATTCAATTTTTCGGAGGTTGTACCGGAAAACGAACGCGACCCCATGCTGGCAGAAAAAATAGAAGGAGAGCTGGCGGTTGTGATTCGCCACCTGCTTACTCGTTTTTCTGACCAGGACGAAGCTAAACGCCTGCTGTATGAGCAGCAGAAATCAGAAGAAGCTCTGGTGATAAAACGCGAGGGCGATTCGCTGGTGGACTTCTGCGGCTATCTCATGTCGTCGGTAATGTGTGATGGTCTGTTAGTGGGTAATGCCGAAATTATTCCGTTCAGTCCGCGCAGGTATCTTTATCACGCCTATCTGGCATATATGAGGGCACACGGATTCGGTAAACCTGTAACACTGACGCGCTTCGGTAAAGATATGCCGGGGGCAATGGCGGAATATGGCAGGGAGTATATGAAACGGAAAACGAAGCACGGTTTGCGTTCAAACGTGACACTGACGGAGGAATCAGAAGACTGGATGCCGTCATGTGTATCGGTCACTAATGACGATAGCAAAAATTAAACTTATGGAATAACTGTTCACCACTGTTCACCCTGTCATAAATATCTTTTATATCAGTATATTATAGGGTGAACAGTTATTTATGAACTGTTCACCAAACTATTCACTGTTCACCTTTTTGATTGTTTATTGAGCTTCAAGGGTGAACAGTGGTGAACAGTTGGTGAATAGTTTTTGTGAAACTGTTCACCCCTTAACATTATGAATTAAAAGATAAAATATCAAAAGGTGAACAGGTGAAGGGTTGAAACGCAAAAATTTTAATTTACTGCTGTGAGATAAAGCCTATGACAGCGAAGCACACAAAAAAATCACAATCGCACGCCCTTGATTTGACGGAACACTGGTTAAGGGTGTCGATAAAAATCATCGACCGCAACGCCGGGGAAGGATATGCGAAAGCACATCCCGAACTGGTTAGCGCATTCATGACAACGGCAGCTGCAAACTTTGCCACGCTGACAGAACGGGAGATTGCCGAAGCGGAACAGGTAACAACCATCAACGTTAAAACCGGAGAGGTGAAATCATGACAGCACAGATAGCCGCTTACGGGCGGCTGGTGGCTGACCCACAGTTAAAGACCACCAGCAAGGGTACACAAATGGCGATGGCGGGTATGGCTATCCCCCTGCCGTGCAGCCAGGCCGATGACGGAACGGCGACGATGTGGTTATCCGTCCTGGCGTTTGGCAGACAGGCCGACGCACTGGCAAAACACCGCAAAGGCGAGCTGGTGAGCGTGGCGGGTAACATGCAGGTAAGCCAGTGGACAGGCCAGAACGGCGAAACGCGGCAGGGCTGGCAGGTTATCGCAGACAGCGTAATCAGTGCGAGAACGGCGCGACCGGGCGGCAAAAAAGGCCAGCAGGGGCAGGCTACTGACGCACTGAACAGGGCAAAACAACAGGCGGGGAATGATGATCCGTACGGGGATAACATACCGTTTTAAGCAACGAGTGACAGAAGCCGGAGAAATCCGGCTTTTTTGTAGGTACTCCTGGTGGGGGTGGCCTGTCCACGGGGCGGAGGGGCGCGGAAAAAGGCGCATTTTTTGATTTTTATGGCACCATCACCACCACTATAAGCTATTGATATGTTGAGAAATAAAAATTTTTAGTGTCGAATCAGGTTGTTTTTTGTTCATCACCGGAACGTTCCCGAAAACATTTACAAAAAACAGGCGCAAAAAAAGCGCCCCCGATTGCTGTTACCGGAGGCGCTTTTACACGACAAAGGAGTTTTTATCGCCAGGATGACGAGTCTTAATACTGCTTCAATGGCAAAAATGCGTCAATAACTTTGCCTTTCTGAGAATAATCAGAAAAAACATAATCTGATTTTCAGGTAGAAAATGATTTATCTATTACTTTTATCGATCAATAATGATGCCCGTTAATCAAAACGGAGGCGGATTTATGCCAGAGAACAACACCAGAAAGCCGGATAAAAGTGCCACGGTACACATAGACGCCGGAACTATGGAGAAGATCGAACGCTATCAGCAGTTCATCAAAGATAATCACCCGGGTATGCCAGTGCCCACGAAAGGACAAATCACACGCAGCGCGGTTGAATACTGGTACAGGGCAACGTTAGGAGCCTGGCTATGAAAACATGGTTTTCCATTAAGGCTATGGCAGATGTTGTACATGTGCGCATTTATGACGAGATCGGCGGGTACGGTGTAAAGGCATCGGCACTTACTGACGAGATCAACGCGTGCGGTAATGTGTCTGAAATCCATCTTCGCATCCATTCACCTGGTGGCGACATCTTTGAAGGGCTGGCTATCTATAACGCCCTGAAAAATCATCCGGCAAAGAAAATTGTACACATTGAAGGCATGGCGGCTTCTATGGCCTCGTTTATTGCCATGTGTGGCGATCACATCGTTATGCCTGAAAACGCGATGATGATGATACATGCCCCCCGTGGTGTTACTGCCGGAGTGTCGGGCGACGTTCGCCGCTTTGCTGACCTGATGGACAAGCTGGGCGACACGATGGCGGAAACCTACGCCGGAAGAACGGGCAGGAGCAAACAGGAAATCACCGCCATGATGGAGGCGGAAACCTGGATGGATGGCAATGAGTGTAAGGCTAACGGCTTCGCAGATGAGGTTATAGCCGCGATTACAGCAATGGCCCGAATTGAATCAAAACGAATCGGAGATTTTTCAAATATGCCGGAAAAAATTAAAAGCATGATCAGCCAGAAAACTACCAGTGGCGAACAGGAACGACTTAACGGCATCCGTGAATTGTTTGGCACGTTCAACGGAAGATATAACGACCTGGCTATAAGTTGTCTTGCTGATTCAGAATGTAGCGTTGAGAATGCACGCGAACGCCTTTTACTCGCTATGGGTAAAGAATCAACGCCAACAAACAAAACCACCCCCGCAAATCTTTACTACGCGTACACGGATAACGGCAACATAACCGGCGATGCAATGCGCCAGGGGCTTAATGCGCGTCTTGGTCACGAACGGGCCGAACGCGGTAATCCTTACGCCATGATGAGCCTTTTCGATATGGCACAGGCATCATTAACCCATCGTGGTATAAGCACGGGCAGCTACGGCACACGCTCGCAGATAGTAAACGCGGCATTCACCCACAGCAGCAGCGATTTTACCGATATTCTTGCTGGTGGCGCTGAAAAATCAGTGCTTGCAGGCTGGGAGCACAGCGGCGAAACATTCCGCCAGTGGACGAAAAAAGGTTCCCTTTCAAACTTCCGGGAAGCCCGCCGCGTTGGTATGAATGGCTTCTCAACGTTAAACAAAGTGCCGGAAGGGGCAGAATATAAATACATCACCACCAGCGATCGCGGTGAACCCATCGCGCTGGCTACTTACGGGAATATTTTCAGCATTACCCGCCAGGCGATAATCAATGATGACCTTGATCAGTTATCAACGGTGCCAATGGCTATGGGCCGTGCTGCATCAAGAACGGTGGGAAATCTGGTTAATCTGGTGCTTACAGGCAACGTAAAACTTTCTGACGGAATAGCGCTGTTTGACAAAAAACACAGCAACCTGATTGAAGCAGGACTGACAACACCGGGACTTAGTGCAGCACGTCACCTGATGCGCACACAGAAGGACAAAAATGGCGAAGTGCTGAATATTGCGCCTAAATTCCTTTTAGTTCCGGCAGCACTGGAAGATCGCGCGTTGCAGATGATTAACTCAACCGCACCTTTCGGGGCTGATAAAAACAGCGGGATCTTTAACCCGTATCACAAGCTACTTGATATCATCGTCGATCCCCGCCTTGATGATATCAGCGAAAAACAATGGTACATGCTTTCCGCACAGGGAACGGACACAATCGAGGTGGCTTATCTTGATGGCAGTGACGAGCCTTACCTTGAACAGCAGGAAGGTTTTATCGTTGACGGCGTGGCCTGGAAAGTCCGTATTGATGCAGGTGTGGCAGCTCTGGATTATCGCGGTATGGTCAAATCAGGCGGGACAGATTCACTATGACAACAAGGCGGCACCAGCCGCCTTTTTTGCGGGTCCTCCTGGTGGGGTGGGCCTGAACACGGGGCGGGCGGCGCGGAAAGAAGCGCATTTTTTTGATTTTATCGTCATCATCATCATGTGCGTAAGTGATTGTTTTTAATTATTTTGATGTAAAAAAGATGATGAAGAAGGTTGTTTTTTGTTCGACATCTTTTAGCGTGACAGATTCTTTACAAAAAATCTGAGCTTGTTTTCTTCACCAGCGCGATGGGGGCACAATGACAGAAGCCGAAATACTGGGATTAATCCGCCGCGTCGCCGGAATCAGCCAGCAGGTTGACGAACAGGCCACGCAGCCGGACAGCATGACCGCAGATAATTATGTGCGTGTAGTGGTGGAGGTGATGCGCCGTGATGGTATCCAGCTTAATGATGTGGATATGCGCAATATACGAACCAGAGTCCTTGAGTTGCTGGCATACCGTCGCCGTTCTCAACAACGGAGGGAGAGCGCGAAAAATACTTACCAGTGGAAGAAGCCGGAACGGCTGCGGCGGTAA